CATCAGCTCACGCTGCACGCCTGGTCGCGGCAGGGCGGCCATCGCGAAGCGCATCTGATTGCGGGCACGCTGCTGCAGGCGCTCGACGATGCGCCGCTCGCGCTCGCCGATCACCGTTTGATCAATTCCGCTTCGCGGTCGCCGACGTGCGGCGTGAGGCCGACGGCCGCACCTATCACGCGCTGGTCCGCTTTCGCGCGGTGACCGAGCCGAATTCATAGGAGAGCTGAATGACCGCCCAAAAAGGCAAGGACCTGCTCGTCAAGATGTCCGACGGGGCAGGAGCGTTCACGACGGTCGCGGGCCTGCGCACGCGGCGGCTCGCGTTCAACGCGGAGACCGTCGACGTGACGCATGCCGAGAGCGCCAACCGCTGGCGCGAATTGCTCGACGGCGCTGGCGTCAAGCGCGCATCGGTGACCGGACGCGGCCTGTTCAAGGACACGGCGACCGACGCGTCGATGCGGCAGACGTTCTTCGACGGAACGATCCTCACCTATCAAGTGGTCGTTCCTGACTTCGGCGTCGTGCAGGGGCCGTTTCAACTGACGGGCTTGGAATTCGCTGGCGAGCACAATGGCGAGGTCACCTACGACCTGACGCTCGAATCCGCGGGCGAGCTGATCTTTACGGCGATCTGACATGCCCAACAAACATCGCGGGGAAATCGGCGCCGAGATCGGCGGCAAGCGGCGCACGCTCGTGCTCACGCTCGGCGCTTTGGCGGAATTGGAATCCGCTTTCGGTGCGGAGGATCTTGCGGCGCTCACCGACCGCTTTGCAACCGGCCGCTTCGCCGCGCGCGATCTGACGCGCATCATCGCGGCAGGACTGCGCGGCGCCGGCGAAAGCGTGAGCGACGATGAGGTTGCCGCAATGGCGGTGGAGGGCGGCGCGCACGGCTACGTGCGCATTGCGGCCGCGCTGCTCGCAGCGACATTCGGGGACTGAGGAATGCGTCCGTTTCCCTGGCGCGAGGCGATCGGGTTCGGGCTCGGCGTGCTGAAGCTGCCGCCGGATGCGTTCTGGCGCATGACCCCGCGCGAGCTCGCCTGCGCGGTCGAGGCGGTGCGTGGACGCGGCTCAACGCTCGCGCGCGCAGATTTCGAGCAACTCATGCAGAGATATCCGGATGAGAGACATTTATAGTTTCGATGCGCAAGGTTTTGACGAGATCGTTAAGACGAGCGACACGGCGCGCAGCAGCGCGACCGCGCTCGGCGTCAGCGCGACCCAATTCGCGACCGCGATGCGCAAGGCGTTCAGCGATGCGGTGAGCGGCGGGAGGCAGTTCGACGACGTGCTGAAGTCGCTTGCATTGCGCCTCTCCAATATGGCGCTCACCAATGCGTTGAAGCCGCTCGCGAAGGGTCTCGCCGGCGGCTTGACCGATCTGTTCGGCGGATCAGGCTCAACGCCGGCAACGCTCGGCATTCAACCGTTTGCCTCCGGCGGCGTCATCGGGGCGCCGAGTTATTTTCCGCTTTCACCCGGCGGGCTCGGCCTCGCCGGCGAAGCAGGGCCCGAAGCGATCATGCCGCTCACCCGCGGCAGTGATGGCCGTCTCGGGGTCAGCATGGCGGGCGCTGTGCCCGCGCATGTGACAGTGCAGATCGTCACGCCTGATCCCGCAAGCTTCCAGCGCTCCGAAGCATACCTCACGGGGCAGATTGCGCGTGCGGTCGCACGCGGGCAGCGGAATTTGTGAATCCAAATGTGTGCCCCGGGCGCAACGCAGCATGAGCGGAAGCGAATGATGCGTTGCAGACCCGGGGCCCCCGGTTTGACCAAAACAAGCTGGGTCCCGGATCTGCGGTGCAGCGCGAACGCTGCACCGCGTCCGGGACACGAGAGAGAAAACGATGACCTCGTTCCACGAAATCCTCTTTCCGCTCGACATCGCGCTGAAGAGTGCGGGCGGACCGGAGCGGCGCACGGACGTCGTGACGCTCGGGTCCGGACGCGAGGAGCGCAACGCGCGCTGGGCGCGTTCGCGCCGCCGCTACGACGCGGGCTATGGCGTGAAGACGTTCGATGCCTTGTCGCAGGTCGTCGCATTTTTCGAAGAGCGGCGAGGGCGCTTGTACGGCTTTCGCTGGCGCGATCGGCTGGATCATTCGTCGGCAACTTCGGGAGTGAGCGTCGCGGCAACCGATCAAGTGATCGGCACGGGCGACGGAGCGGCGGCCGCATTTCAATTGGTGAAGACTTATGGCTCGGCTTACGCGCCGTATCAGCGCGCCATTGCGAAGCCAGTGGGCGGAAGCGTGCGTGTCGCGGTGGATGGGATCAAGGCCGACGAAGGCTCGGCATTCACGCTCGATGATACAACCGGCGTCGTCACCTTTCAGCCTGGGCACATTCCCAGCGTGGGCGCCGTGATCACCGCGGGCTTTCTGTTCGATGTGCCGGTGCGTTTCGACACGGATTATCTCGAAGTGGACCTGTCCGCGTTCGCGGCGGGCGCTATCCCGAAAATCCCCCTCATTGAAATTCGGCCATAGCAGCGAGGCGGCACGCAATGCGCATCATCCCGCCAGCCCTGCAGGCGAAGCTCGATTCCGGCGCGACGACTGCGTGCCGCTGCTGGATTCTCACACGCCGTGACGGCGTGGTGCAGGGCTTCACCGATCACGACGACGATGTCGTCCTCGACGCGGTGACCTGCCGTGCGGGGACCGGTCTCACCGGCAGCGAGGCCACGCAAAAGCTGGGCCTCGCGGTAGACTCGAGCGAAATCTCCGGTGCGCTTGCGGCCGAGACGCTCAATGAGGACGATCTCGCTGCAGGGCGTTACGACGCTGCTGAATTTGAGTTGTGGCTTGTCGATTGGAGCGAGCCTGCGCTCCGCGTTCTTCTGGCGAAAGGCACCTTGGGCGAGGTGCGCCGTGACGGCGCGGCGTTTACGGTCGAACTGCGCGGCTTGAGCGATCGGCTCGCGCAGGAGAGCGGGCGCTTGTACACGGCGACATGCTCGACCGATCTCGGCGATGCGCGCTGCACGATCGATCTGACCCAGCCCGCATATCGCGGCAGCGGAACCGTCCTGGCAGTTACGGCCATTTCTTCGTTCACCCCAGCCGGCCTCGACAGCTTTGTCGACGGCTGGTTCACCGCGGGGAAATTGACATTCACCGGCGGCGCGAATGCTGGCCTTTCGGTCGAGGTGAAGACGCACCGCAATTCCGGCGCGGTCAGCGTCGAACTGTGGCAAGCGATGCCTGAGCCGATCGTCATCGGCGATGCGTTCACGGTCACGGCAGGTTGCGACAAGAGCTTCGGCACCTGTCACGACCGCTTCAACAACGTCGTCAATTTCCGCGGCTTTCCACACATCCCCGGCAACGACTTCGTGCTGCGTTATCCGACCGCGGGTGAGCCCGGCAACGACGGCGGAAGTTTGAATTAGTCGCTTGTCCCGGGCGCCACGCAGCATGAGCGAAAGCGAATGATGCGTTGCAGACCCGGGACCCAGCTTCTTCACCCTAAAACGGGGTCCCGGGTCTGCTGCGCACCACTGGCGTGCTGCGCAGCGCCCGGGACACGAACATGCAAATCACCCGCTCCGCCATCGTCGCCGAAGCGCGTTCATGGATCGGCACGCCGTATCGCCATCAAGCCTCGTTGAAAGGGGTCGGCTGCGATTGCCTCGGCCTCCTACGCGGCGTCTGGCGTGCCGTCATTGGCCCTGAGCCGGAACGCGCTCCGCCCTATGGCGCAGATTGGGCCGAGGCTTCCGGCAAGGAAACGCTCGCGGAAGCCGCCGTACGCCATCTCGTGCCGATCGCGTGCGAGGACGCGTGCGCAGGCGACGTGCTGCTGTTTCGCTGGCGCGCGCATCTGCCGGCGAAGCACGCGGCGATTCTGAGCGCGCCTGGATCGATGGTGCATGCGCATGACGGCGCTGCAGTCGCCGAAGTCGCGTTCGCGCCGTGGTGGCGCAGGCGGCTCGCTTTCACATTTCGCTTTCCCAACGTGCAAGACTGATCGATGGCCGCTCTCGTTCTCTCCACTCTCGGCGCATCCGCCGGCACGGGCTTGTTCGGACCGGCAGGCGCGATTGCCGGGCGTCTTATGGGCGCGGTCGCCGGCAATGTGATCGACCAGGCGCTGTTCGGCAGCCGTCGCGAAAGCGCGGTCGAGGGTCCGCGCCTGTCGAATCTCGACGTGATGGCTTCGACCGAAGGCGCGCCGATCCCGCGCGTCTATGGCCGCGCGCGCGTCGGCGGCCAGGTGATCTGGGCGACGAATTTGCAGGAGGTGGTGAACACCTCGACGCAAACGAGCGGCGGCAAAGGCGGGCCGCAGAGCAGCACGATGACAACGACCTATTCCTATTTCGCGAACATCGCGGTCGGTCTCTGCGAAGGGCCGATCGGAACCGTGCTGCGCGTCTGGGCGGACGGCAAGCCGCTCGATCTTGCCGGCATCACCATGCGCATCTACCGCGGCGACGAAACGCAAGCGCCCGATCCGCTGATCGTCGCGAAGGACGGCGACGTGCCTGCCTATCGCGGGCTCGCCTACGTTGTCTTCGAGGCGTTGCCGCTCGCGAATTTCGGCAACCGCATTCCGCAATTGTCGTTCGAAATCGTACGGCCGGTCGGCCGACTCGAACAGATGCTGCGCGCGGTCACGCTGATCCCAGGGTCGACCGAGTTCGGCTATGACCCGGCGACGGTGGTGCAATCGTTCGGACCGGGACAATCCGGGCCGGAGAACCGCCACGTGACGACGGCGCCCTCCGACGTGGTCGCCGCGCTCGATGAACTGCAAGGCGTCGCGCCCAATCTCGAGCGCGTTGCGCTCGTGGTGTCCTGGTTCGGCACCGATCTGCGGTGCGGCCACTGCCGCATCGTTCCCAAAGTCGAGAGCGCGATCAAAACGACGCAAGGAGTCACGTGGAGCGTCGCGGGTCTCGACCGCGCAACCGCGCAGCTTGTGTCGCAAGTGGATGGACGGCCTGCCTATGGTGGCACGCCATCCGACGACAGCGTGCGCGCGCTGATCGCTGAACTGAAAGCGCGCGGGCTGAAGGTCACGCTCTATCCATTCGTGATGATGGACATTCCGGGCGGGAATGGACTTCCCGACCCATGGACGGGCGGGGCTTCGCAGGCAGCTTATCCCTGGCGCGGACGCATCACCTGCGATCCTGCGCCGGGACAGGCCAGCTCGCCAGACGGCACAGCTACTGCGGGCGATCAGGTGAACGCATTCTTCAGCGGGGGCGCTGACGAATGGAATTACCGCAACATGATCCTGCATTACGCCACGCTGGCGCAGGAGGCCGGCGGCGTCGATGCGTTCCTGATCGGTTCGGAATTGAGATCGCTGACGCGCGTGCGCTCCGCCTCAGGCGTTTACCCGGCCGTCAATGCGCTCGTGTCGCTGGCAGCCGAGGTGAAGGCGGTTGTCGGGTCCGGCACGATCGTGAGTTACGGCGCGGATTGGACCGAGTACGGCGCGCATGTCGTCGATGCCGGCGCGACCGAAGTTCGCTTTCCGCTCGACTCCTTGTGGGCATCCCCGAACATCGACGCGATCGGGATCGACTATTACGCACCGCTCGCCGATTGGCGCGACGATGCCGGCCAGCTCGATCGTGCGGTCGCCGAAAGCACTTACGACACGGCTTATCTCGCTGGGAATCTCGCAGGCGGTGAAGGCTACAACTGGTACTACGCCGATGCCGCGGCGCGGCTCTCGCAAGCGCGTACGCCAATCACCGACGGCTTGGGCAAGCCGTGGATCTACCGGCAGAAGGACATTTGGAATTTCTGGTCCGAGCCGCATTACGAACGTGTCGCAGGGGCCGAGCTCGCCGCGCCGACGGCCTGGGTGCCGCACAGCAAGCCGATCTGGCTGACGGAGATCGGCTGTCCGGCCGTCGACAAAGGCGCCAATCAGCCGAGCGTGTTTCCCGATCCGAAGTCGTCGGAAGCGGGCATCCCGTATTTCTCGACCGGCAAGCGCGACGATCTGATGCAGCGGCGCTTTCTCGAAGCCGTGCTCGGCGCGCTCGATCCGGCGTTCGGCCGCGCCGAGCTCAATCCGATTTCGCCGGTCTACGGCGGCCGCATGATTGCGCCGGACGCGATCCACGTCTGGACCTGGGATGCACGGCCTTATCCGATTTTCCCGGCCGCCGAAGACCTCTGGGGCGATGGTCCGAATTGGCAGACCGGCCATTGGCTGACGGGCCGGCTTGGCGGCGCGCCGCTTGACGGCCTGATCGGCACGATCCTGTCCGATGGCGGCGTCACCGACGCGGATACGTCCAATTTAGGCGAAGGGCCCCTCGGCTATGTGATCGACCGGCCCATGGCGCCGCGCGCGGCCATCGACCCGCTCGCGCTTGCGTTTGCCTTTGACGCGTTGGAGCTCGACGGGATCTTGCAATTTCGCCAGCGCGGCGGCGCGCCCGTGATCGAGTTAACCGAAGACGATCTCGTTCTGCCTGAGGCGCAAGCACCCGCGCGCCTCATCCGCACGCAGGAAAGCGAGCTGCCGCGCGAGGCGACGCTCTCTTTCACTGACATCGCAACCGATTATCAGCGCGCGGCGGCGGCTTCGCGTCGTCTCAGCGGCGCGGCAAACCGCACCTCGCATGCCGAGCTCGCAATGATCGCGGACAGCGCGGAAGCGCAGCGGCGCGCCGAAATCTGGCTGCAGGACCTCTGGGCGGGACGGGAGAGTGCTTCCTTTGCATTGCCGCCGAGCCGGCTGGCTTTGACGTTAGGCGACATTGCCGGCCTGACGGTGAGCGGACGTCGGCGGCTGGTTGAAGTGCAGCAGATCGTGGATGCCGAGAGCCGCAACGTGCAGGCACGCGCGATCGATCCCGAAGTATTCAATCTCGCTCTG